AATTTGCGAAGACCTTGGGCTTAAAACCAGATTTGTTTATGGAAAACAGCCCACCTTTAGCTCTGGTAATGATTTTCAGATTATCATAGATAGTCGAGAACAAAACCCCCTTAAATTTAATGTCTTTACCGTAAGCTCTGGACTCAATGTTGGCGACTATTGTGCGACGGGGGAATATTATAGGAATATTGGATTCGAAAGAAAAAGCCTCCCCGATTTGATTTCAACGATTTCTCAAGGGTATGAAAGGTTTATCAAAGAAATCGAACGGGCAAAAGAGTTGGGGATTTATTTGGTTGTTCTGTGCGAGTCTGAATTAAAATTTTTGCTAGAGAAACAAGACTGGATTCATAGTCAAGCCGCGCCAGAATTTATCACCCATCGTATTAAAGAACTGATGCAGAAATACGATAATGTTCAATTTTTGTTTGTAGACGGACGAGTGAAGATGGCAAACATGATTGAGAAACTGGTATCGTGTAATCAAGATATTAAAAGTCTTGACCTTCAATACCTTTACGAAATGGAGTGGATATAATGAGAAACTGGCTATTCGGAGAGAAGATGATTCAGCGTATGTTTAACTTAGAGCAACGATGGACAAGGAAAGGAATTGATATTTTAGATTGGTATTTTGAACTGGCCGAAAAATATTGTCCCCCAAGAAAAGGTAATTATGGAAACAGACACCACAAGTGTAATTGCAGAAGTAACCGCAACTAATCCGCAACCAATAGTGCCAGTATCCGCAACTGTTGATGCTAAAATTATTTTATCGGACGAGCACAAAAAAAAGATTGTTGACCTTTGGAATAGCAACCCAACTAAACCACCCTCTTTGAGAGAGTTGGTGGAAGTGAATTTTCCCGGCAAGGATGGGCGGTCTAATGAAGGCATGGCGGTTAAGGCTTATCTTTCCGTTGCTAAGATTAAGGCGCAGACGAGTTATGAGGCTGACCACAAAGTTAAACCGGCTGACCCGGTGGTAACTCTCAAACCAGAGCAAGAAGAATTCATTAAGAATAATCTTAATCAATCGGCTATTGATATAACCAAGATTGTCTTCAACAATATTACTTTAGGTCTTGATTCGCCAGAGTATAAGGCCGTAGCGATTCATTTGCGGGGAATTCCTGAGTATAAGAACCGTCTCGCCCTTGACGATTATAAGAGTCCACGAAATACGCCCGAAGCGATGGCGAGAATTAATCGTTACGTTCCTGTTCCAGTAGACAAGGATAAATTGACGCCCCAACAGAAAATTTGTATCGAAAGCACTTTGAATATTTTGAGTGGCATTCGTTTTCGTTACATTATCAACTCATATATGATTGAGGAACAGCGTGAGCTATTTGAATACTCCTTTGTTAATTATATTTACGATAAGGCAGACCTGATTGCAGAGGATATTGAATTGTATCTGAATTTGGCGATGGAGAACGTTGACCAAGCTGATTTGATTAGGCGGCGTAACCTTCTCAGCGACTATTTTGATACAGCCGTAGCCGCCAGCGGGGGTACGAGCGCGAGTAAGTCCATTGGAGACATGATTGATTCAATTAGTAATGCTATTGACCACTCTAAAGAACGACAGGAAAAAATTATCAAATCTCTGCGTGGGACAAGAAGCGAGCGAATGAAGCATAAGCTTCAAGAGAACCAATCTATCTCCGCATTAATAGAAGGATTCAAACAGGAAGAACACCGTCAACGCATGGCTAAGTTTGCTATGAATAAGGACGAGAAGGTGCGAGACGTTATCCGAAAATACGAGACAATGGATAAACTAATGGCTTCTATTTGGGGAATTTCGCCAGAGGAAATTGTCCCGCCAGAAGAAGAAAAGACCGAAGAGAAAACGGAATGATAGATTGCGGATTACAAGAGAAATTTCAGTGGCCGAATATTAACCGTGAGGTTTATAATCTTAAGGGTAATATTTCAGACATAGAGGCAAAGAGGCTTTTGGCGAAATTCATTAGCTGGAATCCGGGGTTCGCTTGGGAAATGCTTTCGGGAATGGAGCTAGAGGCTTTCCAAGATTTTATCATTCGGGGCTGGATGGTTAAGAATTTTAGTATGAACATATGGAGCAGGGGCGGGTCAAAAACCGAGCTTGCAGCCGTTTTTTGCGGATTGTGGCCTATCATCCAACCGGGCGCACAGGTTGTGATTGCCGCGCCGACATTTCGAAAGAGCCGCGAAATCCTTGAACGCTTTGATAAGTTTTCTCATCACCCTAAAGCTGCCCTATTAAGACAATGTATTACCGAGCCATTAAAGCGAAAAAATGATATGTATAGTTTGAAGATTGGAAGCGGGACTTTGGTTTCTATTCCTCTTAATCCCGCAGTCCGTGGTTTTCGTAGTAATTGTTTGTTCGTAGACGAAATGCTTTTGGTTGGAGAAGAGATGTATACTTCCGTTTTATTTCCCTTCTTAGCCGCGAGAAGCGGAGTCCAAGAAGCCCTAAAGATTAAGAATATGGAAGAGCTTTTGATTCGTCAGGGGCTAATGACGCAGGATGAAAGACAACTTCAAACGAGTTTGAAAAAAGTCATTCTGTTGTCTTCGGCTGCTTATGAGTTTGAGTTCATGTTCGATTTGTATAATAAGTGGATTGACCAACTTAAGGATGCCAAGAAGCGAGACGATAGAATTAAGGGGACTTATTTTGTTTCACAGTTAGGGTGGGAAGCTATCCCTGATACAATTATGGACGTTAGTATGGTTCTACAATCTAAAAAGGATATGTCCGAGTCCACTTTCAATCGGGAATATAATGCTCAATTTACAAAGGATTCTGGCTCGTTCTTTTCAATGAAGTTGATGGAACTATGTACTGTAAAGCCCGGCCAACTTCCAAGGGCTGAATTGAAGACCGATGGTAAGTCGAAATATATCGTCGTGGTAGATACTAATTTAAGTGCCAGTTTGACGGCTGACCATTTTGGGATGGCAGTTTTAAAAATAGATTATGAAGCCAAGAAATGTTATGTTGTTCACAATTATGCGCGAGCAGGCGTAGGATTTAAAGAGCCTTCCCGCTATTTCTATTATTTAATGAAATTCTTCAATCCTGTTGCGGTTATTTTAGATAAAGGCGCGGGTGGGTGGAGATTTGTCGAAGCTTGTATGGAGAGTGCCTTATTTAAAGACGATAAATTTATGCTGGAAGAATGGAAAGCTGATTTTGATTCAGAAGATTATTCCGAATCGCTACGGGAGGCGAAGAGGCTTTACAACGTGGAAGCGAAACGGATTGTTTATCTACAAAATTTTAGTAGCGCGACTATCAGTAAAATGAACGACAACTTGCAGATTTTTATTGAAAAACAAAAGGTCTGGTTTACTTCCTCTCTTAATAGAATGGAAGATGCTTATCAATTTGCCGAAAAAACCTTGCCCCCGTATATCTTCGAAGAAGGGGTCGAAAAACACCGCTTTATCGAAGACTTGTTGGACGACCAAGAAGATTTGATGAATGGAATGAAGAATGAAACAGCTTTGATTGAAGTCAAAACTACCCCGCAGGGTAATCGGACATTTGATTTACCACAACATTTAAAACGCTCAGATTCACCGGGTCGAGCAAGGCGCGATTCCTATTCTTGTTTATTGATGGGATGCTGGATGGCGAAGGTATTGCTGGACATGGCTGACTATAAAGACGAACAGGCCACAATAACGCCCATGTTCTTAGGTTAAAAGTGTAAAGTATAAGAGGAAAGGTATGCCAAGAAAAAAGAAAGAAAATAATGAACCGATTAACATTGCCCAAGCTCAGAATACTCTAGCCCCCTCTTTTGCGGCTTGGGGTATTTCAGAGGAACGAACGGGGTCAGGGACAATGACTCGTACTCGACGGGGTAAAACACTTCTTACTAGCGTTCCATTAACAGACAAATATACCTTTATTAATGAGTTGCCGCTGCCCTTTATTCGATTCTCTTATGGGGCAAATAACTATATCTCAATCCGGGAGACTCTCCAACTCATAGAAAAGGCTTATTTCGGATTTGCGCTATTCCGAAACGTAGTCGAAACTTTCGTCGAACTTTCTAATACTGATATTTATCTTAAGGGCGGGAACAAGGAATCTCGTACCTTTATCAGCAAGTGGTTGGAGAGAGTTGGTATTTGGAATGTTGCTGACCAATGGTATCGTGATTACTTCTGGAAAGCGAATGTTTTTCCGTATCGAAGGGATGCTAATTTCTCTGATGCCGATATTAAACAATTGCAGATGATTTATGGGTCTAAGGCGAAAATCTCTGGATTGAAACAAATTCCAATTGATTATACATTTCTAGCCCCGGAAGACTTAGTGACCCAAGTGGGTTGGAATTATGGTGGTCAATTTTATAAAGTAATGAGTCCAGCCGAAATTCAGAGAGTGGCTAATCCTAAGACTGACGAAGACAAGCAATTTGCCGAGCAGTTTACGCCCGAAGAGCGTAAGATGGCACAACAGGGGTCATTACAGTATCAAGCAATAGACCCCGAACGGCTCTATTATTCAACTTATAAGCGGCAGAGTTATTATCCGTTTGGAGTCCCGTTTGGATTCTCTGTCCTTGCTGATATTAACTTTAAATTGCTTTTGAATAAACTGGACGAAGAAATTGCAAAAACTCTTGACTTGGCATTACTTCATATCGCTGTTGGCGATGAAAAAACAGGTATCATTAACAACAACAATATCTCCACTTTGCAACAGATGTTTGGTAATCCGAAGCTCCAACGAGTTTTAGTAACTGATTATACGGTAAAACTAGAGTGGAAAATTCCTCAAATAGATACGCTACTTGGCCCGACGAAACACGAAGAAATCAACCGCCGGTTGAAGGAAGGCTTATTCTCTGCCATATTTGGAGAGGCTGAGAAATTTGCCAGTTTATCAGTCAAGGGCAAAGTTTTGGTTGAGAAGCTTGAAGAGGCGCGGCGTGGCTTCCTAAATGATTTCTTGCAGCCTGAGATTAAACGGGTTAGTCAGATTATGGGATTTAAGAACTTCCCAAGGGCGTATGCCAAGGATATTAGCCTTGAGGATGAAGTCACACTCCGTCGAATTTATGGGCGGCTGGCTGAAATTGGATTCCTTACTCCGCAAGAAACTTTTCAGGCGATTCAGGAAGGGATTTTACCTCTGCCAGAAGAGAGTTTGGAGAACCAAGAAGAGTTCAAGGCTCAGAAGGCTAAAGGTTTATGGGTTCCGGCAGCGAATCCACCTTCTCAATTTGTCAAGTCTGCTCCTAAACCCCCGATGATTGGGGGCGTGACTGGTAGACCGGCGGGTACGGGGACGCCACAGACGACAAAGAAAACAAAACCGATTGGTTCAAAAGGGTCATTTAGCATGGCAAAGATTTTAGAGAAAGTTGTCGCATTAGGAGAGCTTGAAAAACTAGTTTATCCACAAGTATGTAAAATAGCCGCGCTTCAGGAAACGGATGAAACAGGTAAGCGGCTTGCTAAGACAATATCGCTATCCTTGGCAGTGAACAGGGATATTAAAGAATGGAATAGTTCAATTGAAGAATTCATTCGGAATCCGAAACTTAACGAAATTGACGAAAAAGTAAAGGCCGAAATATTTGAAATAGAACAGGAACTTGGTGTTGATAACGAACAAGCGACTATTCTATTTTTAAGTAATCGGGAGTAAAAAATGAAAAAGAAATTTTTGGCAATCGCATTGCTCTGTATGCTAATGCTCCAAATCAGTTGTTCTTACCTCGTTCCAACCAAAAGCGAACTTCAAGCGAGATACGATATAGCTTATCAAAATCAAGTCGTCGCGGCAGCGGGTTATGTTTCGGCGGCTAAAGACGTAGTTGAAATACTTTCCTTTTCTAACCAAACGTCAGAAGTTCTTGTCAGTGAGAATTTGTTAACAAAGGCAGAGAGTCTACTTCCTAGACCGGCGATTAAAGACAGGATAGATGTTCACGGATTATTGTCAACAAATAAGTCCACTCTTGCCAAAGCCAACACGAAATTAAAAGATAAATGGACGACAGACGTTCAACGGGACGAAAGAATCGTGTCCTTAAAGAAACAGGTAGATACAGAAGATAGGAAGGTGGATGCTCTTGCCGCCAAATATGAAGAAGCTAATAATAAGCAAATCTGGTGGAAATTCTGGACTTGGACGGGCAGCACCCTTGTTATCGGTGGAATCATTGCGGCTTGTGTATTTTTTCCTGCTTTAATTCCAGTTGTTCTTGCTGTAGTCAGAATGATTATCAATACATTTGTGAGCTTTATTCAGTGGCTTGTTCCTGCTTTTAGTAGAACCATTAAAGGTATTTCTAATTTTAAAACGCAACTTAATGCGGAAGCAGAAGCTAACAAGGCACTCCCGCCTGATAAGAAAATTACTTACACGCCAGAAGAGGTCAGTCATTATTTAGGAGAAGAATTAAAGAAAGCAACCGACGAAAAAGATAAAGAAGTCATTTCAAAGCTAAAGACCAAAATAAAGGCGTAAAAGTGTAAATAATTCATCAGAAGGAATATTTCATATGACGAAAGAACAAATCAAGCAATTCAAAACTGAATCCGAAGACCTTTCTCTCAAGGCTAAGGGCGCACTTGATACCTTTCAAAAGGCGATTGCTGCAATGCCCGGTGATGTAGCGGTTAGCCCTCAAGACATGAAAACGATTTGTGAAAATCTGTATGGTTCGATGAGTTATCTACACGATAGGATTAGTAATTTGGCAACAGCGATGTATAACCATTCTGATAACGGTCACTTGCCCCCGATTCCTTCAAACTCCCATATGCAGAAAGCATTGAAAGTGCTTGGTTTGGATTCAGAATACGAATCCGCGCCAAAACGCACCGTTTATGCTGGCAAGGCTGAGTATATTGTCGGAGAGTAATGAGAAAGAAGATTGAAAACTATTGCTCATAGTACGACTTAAATTAATTATCGAACAGCTTAAATATCCGATAAAAAGTGTAAATATTATAAATGCAAAAGAAGAAATTTCCATATAGAGCGATTTTCACTTCTGTCGCCCACGTTTTAGTAAATCAAGAGAGAGAAGATTTTCTCGCTCAAGCGAGCTTGGAAGACCTAAAAAGTCTCATTCCAGATGAGGTTTTGAAATCGAAAGCTCTACTTCCAATTGCTTTTCCCGCTTTTACTGTTAATTTGCCGAATAAAAATCAAGACATAATCCTTGCCGAAGATGCTTTGCCTATCTATAAAGGATTTATTCATCAACAGGTGAATCGCTCTCATAATCAAGCTATTCCTATTGGGCATATCGTTGGGGCATCTTTATCTCGTTATAGTCCTAATTATAGTGCTGGTGTTGGGAATAACATTTTAACGGAAGACGAAGTTAAGAAAAATATCAAGAAACCTTTCAACGTTGCTTTGGCGGCGGCACTTTATTGGGTCACTGACGAAGATTATTTGCAGCAAGTCGAAGATAGTGCCGACCCCAATAGCGAAAACTATATGATGATTACCGCATCATTCGAAGTTGCCTTTGATGATTATCAGATTATGCGGAAATCGCCCGACATTAGTAAGGCCGAATTTATTACGGATGCTGCTGTATTAGAAGAGCTTAAACCGTTGCTAAAAGCTTTTAAAGGCAAGGGTGTTGACGAGAATAATGAGCCAATTTATCGTGTTATGAAAGGCGAGATTGTTCCTGTTGGTATTGCCCTAACTACTCGTCCGGCAGGGACGGTAAAAGGGATTGTAACTATCGGCACAGCAGAAATTTCCAATTCCGCCGAAAAAAGTGTAAATGCAAATGCTATAGTAGAAATTTCAGAGGAAAGTTCCAAAAATAGAGAAAAAAGTGTAAATGGAGATACAGATATGAAGCAGATTAAAACCCTCGATGAGTTGAAAGCAGTTAAGCAAGAAGACCTTGCACAAGTAGCTCACGCCTCAATTATTGAAGTTGTAGAAAAGGGCATCGAAGATGCTAACGTTCAATATACCAAGAAGCTTACCGAAAAAGATGACGCTATCAAGACTGCGACTCAAAACGCGCAAGCGGCTCAAGAAAAGGCTGACAAGCTAGAAAAGGATTTGCTGGAAGTTAATAAGAAGCTTCAAGAGAACGACCAGAAGGCTCTCGCACAGGCGAAGGAGCAGACGTTCCAAACTCGTATGAGTTCTATCAACGACACTTTCGAATTGGATGAGAAGCAAGTTACCGTAGTTGCAAAGCAGATTAAAGACCTTGACGAAGCTGGCTTCACTGGCTGGCTTGAAGGTTTCGAAGCTTTTGCGGCTAAGAAGACTAAGGTTAAGTTCGGCAAGGACGGAAAACCGATTGTTGACGAAAAGGAAGTAAAAGACGGTAAGAAAGAAGAGAAGCTTGAAGCGAAAGCAGAGCTAGTTGATAAAGATGCCGAAACTCAACGTATCCTAGACGAAGCAAAGGCTAAGGAATCGCAAATCGCGGCTGCGAAGACGATTGAGGATACAAAAGCAGATTTGAAACAAGACTTCACTCTCGGTGAAGGCATTATTTTGACCAAGTAAATAGGAGATAATACAGACAATGAAACTAAAACCACTTCAACAGGTAGATGAGGCGAATGTAATCAATGGATTTTTCGCTCTGAATGCGAATACGGGCGACGAAGGTTGCTTTGCGACAATTCTTTCTTCGGGTTGGGTTAACAACTATAACGATATGTATCGTTTTGTTAATCTTACTAGCGAAGCGAATGTTGTTTCTCAGTACCGTGTCTTGACTTCACAAGTCAAGCTTTCCGCTTCTGGCGACCTTAAGGGCGCACAAGTGGTTGGTATCTTGCTTAAGAACGTTCGTTCGGTTGATTATCTTGGCCGCGACCTTCGTTGGGACGAAACTCGTAAGACGGAAATGAATGCCGTCCTTTCGGGTGAAGCTGTGCCGATTTGTAAGCGCGGCTTGTTCCTAGTCCAAGGCATTGACGGAACACCGGCGGCTGGTTCTGGTATTGCGATTAGTAATAGCGGTGCGGGTATTTGGCGCGTGTATAAGCCTGCTGCTGAGACGACTGTGCCGACGCTTGGCACGTTCCTTGGCGCGGCAGACCGTGACGGTTACGCATTGGCTTGGATTGACGTATAATATAGTAAACTTTGTATAATAGGAGAAAAAACGATATGAGAATTAAATTTAAAGAGACACCAAAACAGGTAGAGCTAGTCAAGGCGATGGCGTCCAAGAATCGTATTACTTCGGAACAGGCGCAGTATGCCTTTGCCGAATTGATGCAGCCTGTCATTGAGAAGGTCATTCTTGAGAATGACGTTACCAGTGGCTTGTTTGAGGATATGCCGTTCAATGAGAACGACGACCCCTCGTTGCCGCTTGACCCCTTCCGTAATTATAAGGAAGATACCCTCTCCATTTGGAGTCAGGAAGTGGCTGGTGGCCTTGCTACCAACTATGTCAAAGCCCCAACGGACGAAATTAAGTTTACGACATTTCGTGTAGATAGCGGCATTTCTTACGAAGAGAAGTTTGCTCGTAAGGCTCGCCTTCCTATTATCGCTGGTTATATGACGATGATGGTTCAAGAGTTGCTCCGCAAGCGGAAGTATAATGCGTGGACGACCCTTTTGACCGCGCTGGCTCTTGCCTCGCATAAGAGCGTTTTGGCTACGGCTAGTCCTCACGTTTTTCGTGCGACGACTGCTCAGAAGTTCGACTTGGATGAGTTGAATTATTGGTTCCGGTTGGTTCGTCGTTTGAACGTTTCGATTTTCGGCGGCTCTCCTACCGATAATCCGTTTGGTTTGACTGACATTTGGTGCAGCCCTGAGTTTGTGATGGCGATTCGTTCGTTGTCCTATAACCCGATTAATACCAAGGGGTCAAATAATACGGCAGGAACGAATGCTTCGGGTGTTATCACGCTTCCTGATTCTGACCGGACAGCCCTTTTGAACACGGCTGGTACGGCGAACTTCATGGGCGTGAACCTTCACGAAATGAACGAGCTTGGCCTTATCGGTGAATTCAACACCATCTTCGATGCGGTTGCTGGCTCTACGGCATACTACAAGAAAGATGATTCAACTAATAGCGCGTTTGTTGGCGGAACGACTGAGGAAATCGTGGTTGGTACTAACGGTGGTGCGCCGTTCGGTTATCGCCCGATTGAGACTTCGGATGAAGATGCTTCAAAGTCTACGTTCCAGTTGCAGCCCGACGACCAGTTCACCCGTAGAAGTGGCAGGATTGGCAGCTACGGCTGGTATAATCTCGGACACTTGATTACTACGACCCGTCCTCTGAGTGGATTTATCTGGTAATAAACTGGATTAATCATAGATTAAGCCCCGAAGTCACAAGCTTCGGGGTTTTTCTTTTAACTTGATATTTATGGTGTTAGATAGTATAATAAGAAAGTATAGGAGATAATATATGCCACGCAAAGCCAAGAAATTCCACGCAGACGGGGAAGATATGGAACAAAAACCACAACGAGTCGTTTTAGCCCACCAAACAATTGATGATATATTAGGTAAACAAGTTTTATCTGATTACGAACAGAAGGACGAGGAAAATTATCGGGATTGGTGCTCCGCACAGGGCGACCTAGAGCTTCAAAAAGAGTGTATTCGCGTCGGCGTGTGGCCGAAGGACAATCGTAAATGGAATTTGGAGAAGCTAGTCGAGCGATTCCATCTTCAAGCTGCCAAGGCCGAATTGAGAGCTACAAAGCCGGTTGTCGCCAATACAAACCTTACTAAAGAGCAGGAACGCGCTTTAGAAGGCGGCAAGAACAAGCTTGGTTAGAGTCCATTTTTCTTCTGTTAAAGTGTAAATACGGTAAGAATATAACTTTAATGAGGAGTTTTTATGGGATTACACAATGTTTCTAACAATCCGTCTGCTTATGCTGTCAGAACTAATATCGCGGCTTCCACAGGAAGTGTCGCTTTAGTCAGTGGTGCGTATGATGCGGTAATTATTTATAACGATTCTACCGCCACTTTATATCTTGGATATGGCGATAGACCTGTTTCGGGTTGGGGCGCAGGGGGAACGGGAACGGCTGATTTTTCATTTAGTATTCCTCCAACCGGGAAGTATGAATCTCCCAAAAATTATTTTCAAGGGACAATCAATGGATTTTGGAGTAGCGCGGTTGGGACAGGGAAAATAACAAAGATTTCGTAATATGCCTAATTATACTATTACAGGGTTTCCTTATGTAAATGCGGCTCGTCCGGCGGTTGTCTATTTGTCGGGTGTGGGGGATACTTTTTATCCCGCTAGTAAAGCTGATTTTCAATCAAACGTAAGTCTTAGTGGCGCAACTTTTAGTGTCGGTGCGGTTAGTGTCACAGGAGGCTACATTGGAATTACTGGTAATGTCGCGGTAACAGGAGTAAGCGTAAGTGTCGGGGCTGTTAGTATAACTGGCGGCTATCTTACCTTGACCGGAGTTCCACTCGTAAGAATTTCTGCTACGACTTTCTATCTTCAACAGGTTGCCTTATCGGGAGACAATCAGATTGGTGTTTCGGGCGGGGTAACGGTAGCTAATTTTCCCCTCATTGCTCAATTAAGCGGGACTAATAACGTTACAATCACAAACCCCGTAGCTCAAGTTCTACTTACCGGGACAAATACGGTTACTGTTTCTAACCCAACAACCCAAGTTCTACTTACCGGGACAAATACGGTTACTGTTTCTAACCCAACAACCCAAGTTTTGCTGACGGGTTCGAATTCAGTTTCCATATCTAATAGCCCGACAGTGGTTGTTCCAGCGCACTTAGTTGGGCAAAGCGGTCTTTGGAATGTCGCTGTATCAGGACAACCAGTGTGGGCGACTGGTACGTTTTCTATTGGCAATAGCCCCACCGTTGTTGTTCCAGCCCATGAAGTCGGGCAAAGTGGGCTTTGGAACGTTGCAGTTTCGGGTCAACCAATTTATGTAACTGGAACGGTAGTAATAACTGGAAATCAGAATGTATGTCAATCCGCCAGTTCGACCCCGACTGTCTTAGGTATCCTGTCAGTCGCCAGTCCGACTTTACTTACTGGTTCAAATGCGAACCGGATTGGTCTTTCTTTTTATAACAATGCCACGACTCCGGTTTATGTGAAGTGGGGAACAACGGGAGTAAGTCCATCTTCATTTTCATTCATTTTGGCATCTGGCGACTATTACGAGATGCCTCTTCGTTATACGACAGCCGCTTTGGTCGCGCTGTGGCAAGGTACGCCTACGGGGAGTGGAATGTTAACGGAATTAGCCTAACATGATTTATAAGAATTTAGCAAATCTAGGCGGCGGGGTAAATGCCGCCCAATTAACCGGCTACGAACAAATAGCCCGTAAAAATCAACCAACCGGCTATGTTGGACTTGACGCCAGCGGAAACTTGTCTTCCTGTGTTTTGATTCCTCGCCAAGATACCGAAGCTAATCTTAATACTATTGTTTTAGCTAGTGGAGAGTTTGCCTCAACTACCGATACCAAAAAATTAAGGTTAGGTGATGGAATAACAACCGGCGGTAATAATTATGACACTAGTTCTTTCGACCAAAATTTAAACTCCACCGGGTCTGTTCTTTTTTCAACGTTAACGACAAACAAAATTAATGAGTTTACCCATGACCCCGGCAGTCGTGATTTTACACGGTCAATTCTACAAGGATTCAAGTTGGCAAACAACGCACCATTCCTTACTTTTGCAGGGTTATATGATTCAGACGATGATACGAGACAGTTTGGAGCTTTTTTAGATACTCAGACATACGGGTATCCTGAAATTTACTCTGGTTTACAGGTATTTCTTATTCATCAAATAGAAACCATTCCGCAATTAAGCGTGTCTATCCCTACTACCGCATCCCAAACATTTACGATTAGTCCTTCGCACCCTAGTTCTGGTTTGGCCTTTACTAACCATACAGGAACTTCGCCGTCAATTATTTCACAAAGCACATTTACAGGGGTGGTTGGGGCAACCGGTATAACCCTTGGTCAGCCTTCGGGTTGGATTCAAATAATGGTAGACGGGAAAACTGGAAAAATCCCTTATTATTAATTTGCGATAGCAAGGATAAACGATGATTAAAGTTTATTGTCCATCTGGAACTACGGCTCGCAAACTAGTCGTCCCGACTCCTAGATTCTCCTTATCCTATAGTGGCGATTTTATTGTTGTCTCTTCTGGTTCTGGTTTTTCTGGAATACAGCAAGACGTAATAACTTATCGTAATCCTTCGTACACAGGAAACAATAATCAGCAAATTATTATTGATGCCCAATCTCCGGTCAATCAGTTTACATATACGTCTCTGAATCCAGAAAAAGGCACAGTTAATAATACTGGATATGTTTCTTGGGTTTCGGGCGCAAACTGTGTCGTCCACGTTACCGCAGATAGATATACGACTCGACAGATAGAAGTTCCAATTAGTAGAGGGATTTATAATGGCGTCCTTTCTGTCACTGGTTTTGTCAGCGGTTCTTTAGCTTGGCATTGTAATCAAGAAATTATTCGCCTTTCGTCCGGTATCAATACGGGGACGAGTTTAACTAAAGATTTATATACTTGGAATAATGGGATTCAAATGTATATTAGAAATACCGGTTGTTGGGCTAACAGTATTAGTGGAATCGAAGCTTTTGTTTGTAGAAATACAGGTTGGGCGGGAAACTTTTATCACGGTATTTTAACCTCTCCAATTCACGTTGCTTACTGTGCTCACGGTGGCGGGAGTCCCTATCCGACTGGCAACCCTCTTGAATGGACTTGGCATTTGCAATGGGCGGCACATAATTCAGGGAATAATTGCGATAGAAGAATTACGGGACTACAGACGATTTACCCTTGGCCCGGTCTGGATGCTCTCGTTGAAGTTTTAGAGTCCGGTGTTCATTCCAGTATTAAACCATTGAAGGTTTTACCGGCGAATTATAAAAATTATTTTTTACACCTAAGTAATAATTTTGATGGTTTATATGGAAATTCAATACCAGTATTCCAATCTAATAAATATCTACAAGGGGTTATAAATTGGATATATATAATAAGTCCTGCTCTTAATAGTCAACAGGCAATCAATATTTATGGAGCAGGTAGTCCTTTAGCTACCCCAAAAGAACAATGGTTATATTACTCCTTAGATTTAGGAGATTCTTCTGCTTTGTCTTGTCTAGTAATTAATAATGAATTAGTTTTAGTCAAAACCGCAACGAGTCGCGGAGGTGGATATTGGTGGAATACAATTGGTAACGTAAATTCAGGAATGGCATCTTGTGGAAAAGTTGGGACTGGAACTCTTAGTGAAGTATATACGGCGGTGGGATTTGGACAACAAGAGTATAATGGGACATATAAACTGACAGAAACTCTTGACCCAAATAACGAGAAGGCTTATCAAAATTCAAATGGAAAATGGTTGTATACAGAAGGGGATTTAGGAATCCTTTCACTAAGCGAAAGTTTAAACGATACATACGAGGGTGCTGGTGTTGCCTATTATAATATTGATAGTTCATTTACTGGAACTTGGACGGCGCACACCGGAATAACACCCTCTGGTAGAATGATTCCGACTTATCAATTAGTTGAATACGATTTAACCAAGTTCCCAATTGATATTACGGGAGCGAGATTTAGCGGTTATTCATTTGGGGATAATCGAATAAATGGAGTTTATAATTATTCTGGAAAGTCAAACAGCGCAAATTTTTTCCTTGATTTTTGGAAGAATCAAAGCGGTTATTATTTAGCCCGAAGTATTGATAACAATGCCGGTAACAGATGGTATTTAAGTTATGTCGTAGACTTTGACGACTCCGATTTTCAGTCGAATACTCTTGAATCAAATACAGGTATGTTTGCTCCCGTCACTGGTATTTATGGTGATTGGACTCTGGTTGGGGGAGCAGGCAACGTAGGTCGGTTTATCTTATTGTAAAAGATATTACACTAATTATCTCGTTCTTGCCTTAAAGTGTAAATACTGTAAGGTAAATTATGCAAAACTTTATTGAATTTGACCTAATAAAAGGCAAAACTTTTTCCGAAACGATTACGGTAACGGACTCTCAGGGGCTACCGTTTAACTTCTCTGGATATGATGTTCGGGGGACAATCCGCAGTAATTACGGGCAAAGTGGGGTTGTAGGCAATTTTAATGTAATTGTGGCTAATGAATCAGGCGGGATACTTGCCCTTCAAGTTGGGGCGAATGATTCGACAGGGTTCGCGCCTATACGCGCAATAGCGGATATAGAGGCGTATACGAGTGGGGATGGAGTTGTAATTCCGGTTGTTCCTTTTATGAGGCTAAACATCTATCCAGAAGTATCTAGAGAATACTAATGAGTGATACAAATGTCAGAATTACCCAAGGGACAAACCAAGTTGTTACGATTTCAAAGACGAGTCCCAATGTAAGCATTGCCAGTTCCTCTCAGGGCGGGGGAGAAACAATCGTCAACGGATTACAGGGGATTATTCGTATTTCTGGCGAAAATGGGACAGTTGTTTACAATAATGGGCAAACAATTGTTATTAATGGGCAAACCGGGGTTCTATTTAATTTAATTACTGGTCTTATCACTGGTGGAAGCAATGGCGCGGCAGCAGGGGTTCTTTCCCTTAATAGCTTGACTGGTAACGTAACTATCACTGGTATTGGTGGAACTGTCGTCTCTCTCAATGGGCAAAACGTTCAAATTTCGGGTGGAGCGACGGTTGATTTAAGCCCTTACGCTACGGTTCTAAATTTGGCCTCAACTGGCTCATCTCTACAGGGGCAAGTTGATACCTTAAACACGGCTACGGGGCAACTCTATCCGCGTTATAATCCAAGCGGTTTTATAACCTCAAGTGGACTTTTGCGCTCCGGCGATTTGCACGTTTACAACGACAGTAATTTAACTCCCAAAAATAGCGGTACTTGGAATACATATTTCGCTGGATATTTTACTACTAATATCGTCCCGACACTAAAGAATAATGATTTAGTTGTTATAAATGATTCTGAATATAAGAAAGCTACGCGAGGAGCTGATGCCCGAATAATGGTTTATCATACCGGGACTTTTGTTCCGACTAAGGCGGGTAAGATTTATCCGTGGCAGATTGTAACCGGGACTTACAATGCTCAACCATTTTATCTTCAAAAAGTTCGCCCCGCAACGTGGATAACTAACGGGTATCAGCCGATAAGACTCGGTTCAACGGCTTATGTGGGTGGGGGTAATCTAGATTATAGGACTGGCTATATCATTAAGCCTAAAAGCCAATCCCCTCTATGGTATTTAAATGTTATTCACGCCCCGGTGTCGGTCGGTGGCCTCGCACATTCTACTATAGCTTTGAAATTTCCAAACTCTTATAAGAATATTCAAGCGGCGACTGTAAAAATGAATTTTAATATGTCTTCGGGAAATACTACTAGAATAGATGTTTTTAATAGCGGCCTTGCAGGAAATATTATTTTCACAATTACTGGAACAAATTATGATTTTGTTGAAGAACATACCTTTTTATTCTTAAATCAGGGTTCAGGGTCTTCACCCGGTATAAGAACTTATGGATGGGTTTTATGGGATTAACAATTTGGGACAACCAAAATGCATCGGGAGCGCAAAGCCCTTTGCCGGGGGTAATACCCCCTTACTTTTATGAATACTAGATTAAATGCCAAATATATAATGCTGGACGGAAAATTGATGCAAGTCAGTGGCAATTCTCTAGTCTTCGACGGGGCTTACTATACATCGCTAGACTATGTTACTGGTATCAGCGGAGCTTTAGATATTAGGATTGGTTCAACGGGTTCTAATTTGTATGGAGCAATCAATACTTTAAGTGGCAATCTTGGAACGACTAATACCAATTTAGGAACGACAGGAAGTAACCTTTACGGTGCAATTAATACCGTCAGCGGCAATGTCGGAACTGTTGCTACTAATCTAGGAACGACAGGCGCGAACCTTTACAGTTACGTCACTAACGTCAGTGGTGCGCTAAATACGACAGGCGCGAATCTCTATGGGTCAATAAACACCGTCAGTGGGAATGTCGGAACGGTTGCGACTAATCTCGGTACTACGGGAGCTAATCTGTATGGCGCAATCAATACAGTCAGTGGCAATGTTGAAACTGTTGCGACTAACTTAGGAACAACGGGGGCAAATCTATACGGAGCTATTAACACGGTTAGCGGAAACGTAGGTACAGTTGCAACCAATTTAGGGACGACCGGGGCGAATCTTTATGATAGTATTTCTATCCTAAGTGGTAATTTAGGGACGACAAACTCCAATCTTGTCACAACCGGCGGGAACTTGTATAGTCAGATTGACACGATTCGAAGTAATACTGGCTCGTTCATGGCAAGCACCGGTTTCGTTTATGCGGTTAGCGGAGTTTTGGATAGCAAAATTGGCGGGGCAGTCGCAGGAGTTTCTTCATTAAACACAGCGACGGGGGCAATTCTCCTTACTGGCGCAGGAAATATTACTGTTTCTTTAGATTCTTCTACTTTGATAATTTCTGGTGCAGCGGGAATAGGTGGGGGTGGAGTTACTTCTGCTAATACCCAAACAGGCGCGTTAACCTTTACCGGGGCGGGAACAGTTAGTGTTTCGTCCAATGGACAAGACTTTACTTTTTCCGGGGCGACTCAAGATTTATCCTCTTATGCTACAGCAGCGAACCTTGACTCGACTGGCAGTAATTTGTATAGTTTTATTAATACGGTCAGTGGAAATGTTGTTTCGACTGGTTCTAGTCTATATATTTTAATCACCACGTTAGATACGGCGACTGGTACTTTATCAACAAATTTAGCTACTACTGGTACGACTTTATACGGATATATTAGCACCTTAAATACCGCCACCGGGACTCTAGTAACTAATTTGGCTTCTACCGGTTCTAATCTAAACACATTGGTTACAACTCTTAACACGGCAACGGGAACTTTATCTACCAATCTGGCTTCGACTGGCTCTAATTTATATACTCTAATCACGACTTTAAATACTGCTACCGGGACTTTGGTGACAAACCTTGCTGCTACCGGTTCTGACTTAAATACGCTGATTACGACCCTGAATACTGCAACTGGTACACTATCAACTAACCTAGCTTCGACGGGTTCTAATTTAAACACGTTGATTACTACGTTAAATACCGCGACTGGAACGTTGTCAACTAATTTAGCATCCACTGGTTCTAGTTTAAATATATCTAAATTATCTACTGGCGCGTTCTATGGATTTGGCAAGATTACAGTATCAACGAGCGCACCGGCGAGTCCAGCGACAAACGATGTTTGGATTGATATTTCGTAAGGCAAATAAATGGCGACTTGGAATCTATATCCGTCAGGCGCGGGGGACTTAACTACTTGGATACCTCTTTCAAGCACGAACTGGTCAAACGTTGATGAAACGGGAGCTAATGATGGCGATACAAGTTATGTTTCTTGGACGGGAACAACCGCCACAAATGACCTTTATAATCTTATAAATGATACGGGAAACTTTCTTTCTGGTGCTCAAACTATCAGCGGAATTGACGTTATTGTTTATTCCAAATATGTTTCGGCTGGTTCTGCCGGTAGTACTCCTTCCGCACCGACATTAAATATCTTAATAAAGCCAACAGGATATTCGGTAGTAACTGGTAGCAATTATACTGTAACCACTGCATATGTCCCTTTTACGGGAACTTGGACGACAAATCCAAGTGGCGGCGGGGCGTGGACGCAGGCAACTCTTAATGGATTACAAGCCGGAATCCGTTCCGCTAAAACTCAGGGAAGTTCATCCCGAACTCGTACCCCGTATGTTACGCAAATTTATGTGAGGGTGAATTACCTTTCGGCTCTTCCCGCAAACGCTGGCAAGGCTAAAGTCTATGTCGCTAGTAGTTGGGAGTCAAAACCAATTAAAGTTTATGTTGGCGGGTCTTGGGTAGTTAAATCGGGAAAATTCTATGATGGCGGGGCTTGGCAATATATCAATCGGACTTAAAACATTCGAAAATTAAGTGTAAATATAGGAAGGATATTATGAAAGCAATAGATTTAGCAACAGATATATACGACGAACTTGGCGAAACCGGGCTTTCTATCCCCTTTATTTCCAGTTGGTTACGAAATAATATTGGCAAACTGAATTTGGAATTAGATTTGAATATCGTTCCTTCGGGTCAATTTTTGGAGCTAGAACCAGAATTGGAGACAGACCAAGCGGGAATTTATAAGCTTTTGTTTTTAGAACATTATTACGGGCGGCAGGCAAGAGCTAACTTAGGGGCAAATGGTTATCAAATTATACGAGCTACCGAAGGTGATTCTACTATTCAGTTTGCAGAGAAAAAAGATGTAGAGAAGAGTTATATTGCCCTACAAAAAGATACTCGTAGTGCAATTAATGATGCCGTTAAAATGTATCGGTTAAATTATTCTGTTCCTAAGCAAGCTACAACAAGCGGCGATTGGTCGGTTTATCCGTTAAACGTCCCATACTCATACTAAATTTATGGCTGGATATTTGTCTGATGCAATAAAAACAGAAATAGAAGGGATTTGGAATTTACACCACGAATCTTGGGCTGACGAATTTTACTATTTTCTGGAAAAGGAAATTCTCACGATAACGGCAGATGCGAACTACAATTACGGCTATGGTATGAATCAGGATGGAGTTACTAAAAGCTTAGAGGCCGTTTCAGGGATGATAACAGGAAGAATTCAGTACGTTCCAATTATTACGTTAAGTCGCAGAGCAAAAACAACATATCCTGACGAGAATATCCCGCTGGTGGAGAGGAAATCCCTTGCAAGACTCAAGGTAGATGCTGCCGGGTATGAAATAGTAAAACAATCCAAACAGATAGTATTACCAGACGGGAAAACTTACGTTTGGAAAGGCCCAACTCAAGCAATTGGCCCATTTAATTTAAATTATACGAGCCTTTTATTGGAAGAGGTAAAATAATGCCGCGCCAACCAGTTATACATTTTGATGTAATTATGGATAGAGTGGCGAAGCTTCCCCTAACGATTAAAAACATTGAGGGGCAGGCAGCGGCGACTTTTGAGCCAAAAAAGGAACAGTTTTTAGAGGCAATTGAGAACAGTGATGTTTCTCAAGAAATTGAGGCGGGTTCTGACGGAGAAGGAGCAGAGAATATTTCGGGGACATTGGAAGGGAAAGGCGACCTATTTAGTTTCATTGGATTTGATAGAGGCACTCATCCGGTTCAATATTTTATCAATTTTTTACGATATACAATCCAAACGAGCCGAATTACGAGAGTTAATAAGACAAGCCGAAATACACGGCGGTTTGTTTTTAATGTAATTGTTCCAACAAAAGACGAAATTACACAAGAGACTCAGATTCCTTGGAATCCCGGACGCTCTTGGGTTTATGGAATTGAACAGGGAATTAGTGGGTTTGGATTATATTTAGCTAAGAGTATGTTAAGAACAGGAAATGATAAATTAAGGGAACACCTAGAAGAAATTATTGATGAACATTCTCATTCTGGTCAAGCCCTGCAAATGAAACTCAGGCGGGGCGGTAGTGGGCGACCCGGACGATTCCATAGCGTTTCCTATTTTTCACCTTTGTTCGCAGCCTTTAAGAAGAGCGTTAGCCGCTAATGAAAAAACAAATAGACCATAGCATAACAACATCCTTCCTAGAAAAATTGGATAACAAAATTGTTACTAAAGGTGAAGCTTTTATTAATGTTAGCACAGGCTTTTATCCTGTTAAGACGGTAAATCAGCAAGTGTATGCCTATGCTTCGCCCTTTAAACAGTTCATTTACGACTCTAGTATCGGTGGAACAGTAAATTTGAGTGGAATTTGGAGTGATGGGGTATTTTATAGTCGCGCAAGCGGAATTACTATTGATTATCAAAATGGAAGGGTTCTTTCTAAAACGCAATTAGGCTCAAATATTTCGGGAACGTTTTCTCTGCACGAATTAAATATTAAATATACCGATAAGAACGAAGACCAGATTTTAATGGAAACAAAATATGTTTCAGAACCCATTCAACCTCAACAGATTACAGGAATTGCCGAATCGGTTGAAACGTATCCGATGATTTATGTCACCTATAATAACGGAAAGAATATGCCTAGAGCAATGGGGGGCTTAGATTCAACAAATGGGCGATTTACTTGCTATGCAATGTGCAATTCTAGTTGGCAATTAGATGGGGTTTTGTCCATCATGCGGGACATGAAACATACTATTTTTGCCCTGCTGGATAGTTCTGAATTGCCCCTAAATGTGTCAGGAGACTTAAAAAATCCCAATTATAGCTATAATACTTTGGTTTCGGGAAAATCTTACCCAAATATCGTTCATATTGAAGATGTAAATTGTTCGAAATTAACTGTTGAAGCTAATCAGGCTATAAATCCGACTGTTCGGGTTGGGATTGCCGAATTTGAAACTGCAATGACTCGAAACCCCCGCCTTTAAGTTCCAATTAATTCCAAAAAAGTGTAAATGTAGAGAGAAGAATCAATTTTTGATAGGAGAACGATAATATGGCAAGAGATAGAATACAATATAATAGCCTCGCAGTTTACGCCACAAATTCACCTGCAACGGGGGCTGTTGGGACAACGACTCAGCTTAAACGAATTACGAATCTTTCTTGGAATTTTAACGTCAGCCGTACTCCCGTTCAGATTTTCGGGCGATTAGCTCGTCTTTCGAATGTCATTACTGAGCCGCCCACGGTAGGATTGTCTACGACTTGGCACGATGTTAATGCAAACAACGAGAGCACTCTTGAAATCGTACTTGATGGAAGCAATTCATTTGCTAGAATCCTAAGTGGTGTTAGTGATACTCGTAATTATGCTATTCTTTTGGCTGATAATGAAGACGATGCTATCGCCGCCACGCCACCGGGCTATTCTGTTATCGGGATTGGTAATGCTGGCCTGACGAGTTATAGCGCAAAGGGCGCAGTCGGTGGATTTCCTGAATGTTCAATCTCGGTTGAAGGAATGAACTTTGCAGTTGCTATTGGAACATCTATTGCAAATCCTTCGATTGACCCTAGAGATGGCGGAAGTGCTCCGGGCGGCGGTTCAATAAGTTGTGGTGCTCCTGTTACTGGTTTGGGAGTTGATATTTTGCGTCAGGGCGATGTTACGCTTAATATTAGCAATGCTATTGGCGTTAATATGAGCGACTTAAAAGTTCAGAATTACGACATTAGCGTTAGTATGAACCGAAGCTCGCTTAATAAGCTTGGTAATCGCTACGCCTATGCTCGAAAAATTAACTTTCCCGCGACAATTACGGCAAACTTTAGCTGCGAGCTTGGTGATTTGGCCGCTGGCAACTTGAGAAATCTCTTATGTTCTGACGCTGGTTTTGATGTTGGAATTGTGTTGAAGACTCCTACCTGTCCGACTGGTGGGCCTGCCGCGACCCCTGTTAAGGGATATACGGTTAAGGGGGCGCAAATATCCTCACAAGACTTTGGTGCTTCTATTGGTGGTAACGCGACTTGTAACTTGAGTTTTGTCAGTACAATGTCTGCTCCAAGTGATACCTCCGTTGGATTGTTTATTAGCGGTATCACTGAGTAAAAAGACCTATTCAAGATAAGAGCGACAGCCTAATAAGTTGTCGCTTTTTCTTTTTCTAAAGAAAGTGTAAATAACCACGCATAAGTAATTATGCAAGGAATATGGAAAGAAAACAGTTGGATAAGGGGTCTATCGCTCAGGATTTTTTAGAGTTTCAGCTAAGACGAAATATAACAAATCTTTTCCGAAACTATTTGGAAAGTCTAGATGGATTAAAATCTCAGCATGAAATTATGATGGAAAAGCTTGAAAAAGTGCTTCCAAAAGAACAATTCGCTCTCGTTCAAGCCGCTGATTTTTTTAATGAGAAGCAAAGCTCGGCTATTCGAAAGAACATTCTGGACGTTGGGAATAATTCTATTAATGATTTGCTTAAAGTCATTGAGCGTTTTGAATTAATTGCGTTTAATGGGAACATAAAAGTTCTTGATAAATACTAGGGTAAAAGGTATAATAATAAAGGAAAAAGGAATATGAAGCAAGATAAACATCTCTACACTACGACAATCACTCGCGTTGTTTCTACGGACGTTACCAAGACGGAAAAGCGGGACGGAAAAGATGTATCCGTGACGGAAAAGATTGATAAGGAAATTCCGGTTAAACTTGTTATCAGAAACCCGACCCGTAAGGAGAGGGACGATGCTGACGAATACTATTCAATCGAATTGTCTAATCTAATCAGCAAAGGCGTTCTCACGAAGCATATGCTTCGAAAGAAGATTATTGATGGGGCGGGTGGTTTTTTGACGAATACCGAAAGCCAAGAATTTAATGATGTATTAAAGAAAATGCAAAATTTAGAGACGGAATATCAACGTCTTTTGCTGATTGCCGACAAAGAGCGAACGCCAGAGGATAAAGAAAAACTCGATAAGATTCAAGGTGAATGGGCGGCAATTCAGTCTAATATAATGCAACTTGAACAGACTCAGCAATCTCTATTTAATCATACCGCTGAGAATATTGCTTCAAATAAATTGGTGACTTATTTTGTTCTAGGTTTGTCTTGTGTGGAAGAGGGTAGCGAGCTAAAGCCAATTTTTGAGGGGAAGACTTTGGAGCAGAAGTACCAAAAATATGATGAAATTGAGTCTGGTGGCGACAAATTTTGGCTTGATTGTTTCACTCGTTCTTTCCTAGTTGTCGCGCTTTGGCGAAATGGAATTGCGGAAACCCAAGAGGAATTTGATGCTTCGGTTAAAAAGATTACCGAAAAGGCAAATCCAGTTCCAGAAGTTAAACCCACGGAAGATAAAGTTCCAGAAATCAAAGTCCCGGAAGAGAAGAAGAAAGAATCTCCAAAGGCGGCGGTGAAGTAATGTGGATGCCTATGAGATAAAGGCAATCTACGGGGATATACTTCGCGGGTTTTCGGTTATAACTTACCAGAAAGAGAATATTTATCTAAAACATTTCTCTAATTTTGTCTTATCAGATTTAGATTCAAATTATACCACCCTATTTAAAGAAGCTAGGGAAAAGGGACTGCCGACGAACGAAGACCGTCTCAAAGTTCTCAAAGAGATGAACCTTTGGACTGAATCCGATGAAGAGTCTATCCATAATGCAAAAAAGACACTAGAAGGGCTAGAAGCAACACGGCGTAAGGTCTTTCTCGAAAGCCAACTATCTCAAATAACTCGGAGTATAAATAACGAGAGAATCAACCTCACCATAATACTGAGTCGAAAGCTCAAACTTTTGGGGTTGACTGCTGAATCTAAAACAAGTTCTCAAATTAGTAACCTTTATTTATTAAATTCTACTTATAAAGATAAAGATTTCACAATTCCCTTATTTTCGAAAGAGGATTGGGATAATTTATCCCACGATAAATTTGAAGAAATTAGCGTAAATTATCGGCAAAATAGCGACCGATTTAGCATCGAAAACATTCGGAAGGTTGCTATTAGTTCAACTTGTCAGATGCAGTATGATTTATGCGGGGATAATCCTTATAACTTTTTTGCCCGTCCTATCTGTTATTTGACTGTTCATCAAACGGAGCTTTGTCGCTGGATGAAAATCTTTCATAGTATAATCACAAATACTAAAAATATTCCCGAAAATCTGTTTAACGACCCCGAAGGGTTGGTTGATTGGGTTCAATCCTCTCGCAACCTTCAAGAAACAGCTAACGCTAATAAAGAAAAAGGTGCTGATGCCCAAACAACCGTTATCGGAGCAACGAAGAAAGACCGTGAAAAAGCAGGGTTAGGTAATCCATTTGATTTTATTAATGACCTTCGTGAGCAGGGAAAAACAACAGCTAATATTCAGGATATTGTTAACTTACAAAAGGATAAGAAATAGTCTCATAAAAAGTGTAAATAAGTGATAGGATAAGGTAAAATTATGCCAGATGCAGCATTTACACTTTACGGTGATTTAGTATTAAATCAAGATTCGCTCACAAGAGCAGCGTCACAGGCGCAGACGGCAGTTTCGAAGATTCGAATGCCACAGCACGACTTTGCCCTTGGGCGCATTACTTCTGACGTAAATCGTTTCAATCAATCTATCGAATCCGCTTCTGTCCGTGTTGCTGCTTTTGGTGCTACGGCTTCCATCTATTTCTCTGTCGTCAAGGGCATTAAGGCGTTAGTTACGGAATCTATTGGATTAGAAAAGAAACTAACTAATATTAACGTAATTCTACAGGCTTCCTCTGGTCAATTAAAGAATTTTTCCAATTCATTATTTAAGATTGCTAAAGATACTGGTAATTCAATTGATACTGTTTCTGATGCCGCCCTAGAGTTTTCTCGTCAGGGCTTGGGAATGGAACAAACCCTCAAGCGCACAAGGGATGCCCTTTTACTAGTTCGTATTTCGGGTTTGGAAGCTGGTAAAGCTGTTCAAACATTGACCACTATCACAAATACTTATGAAGAGAGTATTTTTGATACGACAAGGGCAGTTAGCCAGTTGGCGAAAGTTGACGCCGCATATGCTGTGTCGGCTGGCGACTTGGCCGATGCCGTTACCCGTACCGGTTCTGCCGCTTTGGATGCTAAGGTTAGCTTTGAAGAACTGCTTGCCTCTGTTACGGCTGTTCGTCAACGTACTGGTCGAACTGGCGCAGAGATTGGAAATGCCTTTAAAACAATTTTTCAACGGATTGGCCGTCCAGAAGCCCTTACACAATTAGAAGGAATTGGGATTGCGGTTAGGGATATAAAAGGAAATACTCTTCCTGCTATCGAAATTTTAACGGAATTAGCGAAGAGGTTCAATGGTCTTTCGGACGCTCAAAGGTCTACTCTTTCTCAAACTGTCGGTGGCGTTCGCCAATTAAACATTCTCTCGGCATTGTTGAGAGATTTAGCAAAAGATACGAATATTTATAGCGGAGCGTTGGAAGCCGCAAACTCGGCTACGGATGAAGCCGTTCGCCGTAATGAACTGCTAAATCAAACTTTGGCGGCAAGGGCAAATCGAACGAGTCAGGCTTTTCGTCAAGTAGCGGCAGGCGCGGGAATGACCGTTTTTAAGCCAGTTTTAGAAAAAGTCTTTACCGCTGGTGAAGCGACGGCAAATGTTCTAACCGGTCAACGTGGATTAACCGGAATGAAGGATATAGACGATATGGGAGCGAGAGTCGGAGATGGGATTCTTCGCGGTATTGGTTCGGCGTTATCCGGCCCCGGATTAGTAATGATAAGCGTCTTGCTTGGAAAACTAGCGATGCAAGTTGGTAAAATAGGATTTGGGGCTGGTAGTAAGATTCTGTTGGGTCAAACTCAAGAGCGCGTTAACCTTGAAAATGCTGTCAATGTTGTGTTACAACAACAAGCCGCAGCCGGAAATAACCTGATTGCGAAACATACTTCAATTTTAGGTATTCAGCGGGAAGTTTTAGCGGTTATAGAAGCTCAAACAATAGCTTCGCAAAGATTATCATCGGTGTCTAGTGCTGTAGCGGCTCGTCTTTCGCCGTTGGGAGTCACGGCGACTGAATCTGGTTTAGCAAGAGCACCGGTAGCGAGTGGATTTATCCCCTCCCTTGCGATGGAGAATGAATCTATTCGACGGGGAGTGGGTGGAGTTAGCCCCGGCACGAAACCGGTTCTTGGTTCTATTCGGACAAAACAGGGGGTTATTCCATTTGTCGGACACCGCCAAGAAGTTAAAGTTTTAAACTGGATGGGAACGGGAGAAGATGCGATTCTTAATCCTGACCAAATAAAAGCTTTCGGAAAGCGTAATTTAAATAAATATGGGACTGTTCAGCCTTTAGGAACGGGTTATGTTCCTAATTTAGCTGACTATACGGGCGGGATTTGGCCGGTTACTCGTTTTGACCAGAAGCGGCAATTGAAGTTTTTGATTACGGAAGCTGGTAAGCACAACAAAGTATTAAATGAATTTATTGGTACGCCGGAAGGGGCGGCGGCGATGAAACAATATCGAGCCTTATTCCCGCGACAAGGGGAACTTCGGTTAGGGGCGGCTGGCGGGATGATTCCTAATTTCGCTCCCCAAGGCTATCGTTTATATTATGATGCTCTGCAACACCCGGACGTTCAGGGAATGGTTGACCCTAGAGCGTTTGGAGTGAAGAATACACCCCCGTTATCACAGTCAAGCGTTCACGCTGGAAGAGAAAGGATTTCCCGACTACTTCCGTCAGAAAGAGAGTATCTTGAAAAGTTAAAACAGATAGAGATTACCCCGGAAAATATGTGGCGAGCTTCGGGGGTATTTCACCAAGGCAAGTTCCTGCCCTCAAACTTTTTAACTGGCGTAGATGCGGGGGCGCGGGATTCTACAGTCGTCAATTATAAATCAAACTACGGGAAGTCGGAGGAAATACTCCGTTTGAATCGGGCTTTTGGTTGGCCGCATAGACTTAATCCGTTTGGAATGGAATCTCCGTCGAACCTAAATATTAATACCGTTTTTGGCTCGCAAACTAAAGGGGGAGTATTTGCCCCAAAGTATCCTGACCCTTGGGTTAATGAAACTGGATTAGGCAATCTAAGAATTGTAACCAGACCGCAAGAAGCTTTAGCGTTGGCTCGTCAGAGTATGGCAATGCGGTTGGCGGGTGGGCGTATTCCTAATTTTGCGGAATATGGGCCAATTAGGGGTATATCTGAGTCTTTAATTGCCGAGAATTTAAGGGGCGATTATCATCGGGGGTCACACTTTAAAGGTTTCTATCACGACTTTAACGCCGATAGCAAGACTCTTGGTTCTCCGCTTATCTTGTCTGGAAGAGAATTAGGAACAGAAGGACAATTCTTTAAAAAACTTTATGCTCAACAGAGCTTTGACACAAATGATGCCCAAGCTGTTATGCCTCTAGCTAAAATTGTTGATAGCCTAAGAACGGGACGCAATCCAAAACTTGAACGGGATATTCTTGAAAGTTTAAGGTCGGGAACTAGGCGATGGGGTATGTTTGAAAAGTTATTGGCAGACCCGAATCTGGTAATTGGGGGAAGAAAACCCTATAAGAAGACTTCTCAGTTTTTTGAATCCTTGAATCTAAATCCAGAAGCTTTAGCTATAG